GACCCCCTATCCCCCCTATAATCCCCCCTTTACCTCCCCCCGTGACGGAAGGACTGTTCCCCCTTGTCAGGGGGAACATGTCCGTTCCACAGGGTACGGGGAGCGAGGGAGAATCGCCCGGTTGCCCTTGGTGGGCACCGGGCTTTCGCTTTGCCCAGGTGGCGGGGATCTGCATGGGGATTATCTGGGGTGATGGTGGCCGACGTAATATTAGAAATTCTTATGAAATTGGCGGAAGATAGAAGCGGAGGCGATAAAAAACGCGAGGGAGACCGCCGCTCCGGCTGGGGGCCGGGCGGCTCTGCCCTGCTGATCTGCCCGCCGGAGGGGGCCGAAGAGACGGGACGACGCGCCGCCGATCTGGCGGGAGATTTTAAGGAGCTATTAACAGCGAAGGCAGGATTTCCAAGGGATTGCTGGCAATCTGTGTCCTGGCTGTGTCTGCTATGCCGGATCTGCGGGGGCTGGGCAAGGGCGATTCGACCCAGGCGGCGGGGCTGGGGGTGTGGCCCTGGCTGGCTGATCCTTGCAGGCAGGCGGGTGAGAGCTGGGGGGGATGGGGGTAGCGGAAAAAGCGGCGGCCTCTCTCAGGACGGGGGGAGAGTATTCCCACACCCATTCTCAGCCCCATCCCAGACATGGGGTGGCGGAAAAGAGGGCGGGGCATTTGGAATACCGGATGGGAAATCATCAGGGACCCGTTCCTGGGCTTTCAGAATTTCAAGTTTTTTCTCTCGGTTATGCTTCTGGGAAAGTGTGGTATGGTGTTAGTAGCAACTGAATTGGCGCGCCAAGCATGGAAAGGGGTGGCGGGATGCCGCGCAAGGGTACGAGTCAAAAAGCGAATACCGGAGAGCGGAAGTTTGCCGACGCCGAAGCCTTGACGGCCAGGTGCGAGGAGTATTTCCAGGCGTGTGACGCTTCCGGCCGGCTGTATGGCGAGGCCGGATTGGCACTGCACCTGGGCGTGACGCTGATCACGCTGCACCGGTGGTATGACGGGGAGCGGTGTCCGGATCTCCAGGAGGCGGTCCAGATGGCCTATCTGCGCATCCAGGAGCAGGTGGAGAGCGACCCGGCCTATGCGGAAAAGGGCATGGTCACCAAGTCCATCTTCCTGATGAAGCAGCCCCGGCTGGGCGGCAAGCAGGACCGTGTGGAAGCCAAGCAGGACATCTCCGTGAACGTGAAGATGGGCGAAAACGTGGACGAATCGGACTTCAAGTGACGGAGGGGCTTTTGTGGAAGTGATTTTGCTGGGCATCCTGATTGGGCTGGCGATCCCGCCGGCTGTGTATCACGGGATGGAGCTGCGGCGAATCTGGCGCCTGGAGCGGGAGCGGTCCAATGAGCGCCAGATCCAGGCCGCTTTGGACGAGGCTGCGGAGGAGGAGAGCCGCCGGAGCCGCCAGATGGACGAGGGATTTGAAAACCTGATGAACTACGCGGTCAAGCTGGGCCGCGGCGTGGAGACTGGGGGCGCGCCGTGAGGACGGTACAGGAGATCTTTGACGAGACCATCCACCTGATCGACGGGCAGAACGAGTCCACCGGGGCGACGCTGACCTCGGACACGAAGGAGTACGCCCTGCGGACGCCCAACTGTCTGAACCAGATTTTGAACATGGCCTATCCATACAGCGACACCTACCAGGCAAGAGCCGACGGCAGGCGGCCCACCCACCGGGCGGTCACGGAGATGACGGACATGGTGGAGATGGATGATTACATCTGCATGAGCGTTCTTCCCGCCGGCCTTGCCGCCCGGCTGCTGGTGGAGGAGAATCCGGACGTGGCAGCCTTTTATCAGCAGACCTTTGAGGAGTGCCTGGCGATGGCCCGGGCCAGCCTTCCGGCCACGGTGGAATCCGTGGAGGATGTGTATGGCTGCACCCTGGAATACGGGGAGTTCAGCCGATGGTGAAGGCTTTTTCTGCCGCCGGCAGGGGGCGCGCCTCAAAGGCGCGGGGACGGCGCCGGCTTTGCCGGCGGGAATCCACCCCCCATTCTCTTTTTGCGGCGGCAAAAAGAGAACGGGCCGTGGACGGTCCAAGAGAAAAAGCGCTTTCGCGGTGAGGATGTCTGGTGAACATCCGGAAAGACGAAGCCCGCGGCGGGGTGCGGGCGGGAGTTTGGATCGCCCGGACACTCCTTGCTGCTCTTTCCGCTTGCGCTGCCATGCAGTGTCAGCGGAGCGGAAACACAGGGGCCCCCAGCGAAACCCAACGAAGTGGTTTCGGTGGGGAGAGGACGAGCAGCGGAATGAGCGAACCGGCCCGCTTGCGGGGCGGTGAGCGATATGCAGCTTGTGAGGACGACGCGGCGCAGACCAGCGCCGCTGAAATATGATCCGCCCAAGACCAGGGCGGGGAAAGAGGACACACATGGAAGAGAACACCAGCACCGCTGTGGATCTGGAGCAGACCAGCGACGGCTTCATGGAGGGATGGGACGAGCCGGCGGCGGAGAGCCAGGCAGACCAGCTTGAAGCGCCCGCCGCAGAGACCCAGGCCGAGGGGAGCTCTGGTGACGGCGCAGGCATGGCAGAGAGCCAGGAGGGTCCCCAGTCCGGCCAAGAGAAAAGCCCACAGGATCAGCAGAGACAGGGGGCCCCCGGCGAAACCCAACGAAGTGGTTTCGGTGGGGAGAGGCGGAGCAGCGAAGTGAACGAGCTTTCGGCAAAGCCGGAAGCGAGGGATGCGGAGCTTGCGACGACGATGGACGCGCCGGAGGAGCCTGTACAGCAGACCCCCCGGGTATGGAACCTGCGGTACATGGACGATGTGCGCCAGGTTGGCGAATCGGACATGGTGGCCCTGGCCCAGAAGGGCCTGGACTATGACCGCATCCGGACCCGCTATGACGAGAGCAAGCCCGTGATGGAGCTGTTTGGCAGCTTTGCCCAGCAAGCCGGCATGACCATCCCGGAGTACGCGGCCCACATCCGGACCCAGGCCAAGCAGGCCCAGGGTCTCAGCGAGCCGGAGGCCCGCCGGGAGGTGGCGCTGGAGGACCGGGAAGCCGTTGTTGCGGCGGCAGAGGCCCAGCGGCAGGCGCTGGCAAGCGCCCAGCAGTCCGAGGCGGCAGCCCGGCAGCGGGAGGACGCCCGCCGGATGGCGGACATCCAGAGATTTCAGGAAAAATTTCCCGACGCGGCAAGGGACCCCAAGAGCATCCCGCAGGAAGTGTGGGAGAAGGTGCGCGGCGGCGTTTCCCTGGTGGAGAGCTACCAGGACTATTTGCTGGCCCAGGCGGAAACGGCCCGGGCAGAGGCAGAGCAGAGAGCCGCTGCCAGCGCACAGAACCAGACCAACGCCGTTCGGACCACCGGAAGCATGCGGTCCGCCGGGGAAAACCTCCCCAGCCGAGACCCGTTCCTGGAGGGCTGGAACAGCTGAGGTAGAAATCCTTGGGTCCTCTGCCCGTCGGCACGACGAAAGAGAGGACAATTCCCATGGCGATCAACTATGCCATCAAATACGCGACCAAGATCGCGGAGCGATTCAAGAAGGCCTCCGTCACGGACGATGACTGCGGCCACGAATACACTTGGGTAGACCCCAAGAGCAAGACCATCCGGGTGGGCAGCGTGAACACCGTTCCCGAGACGGAGTACAAGCGCAGCGGCGACGCCCGGTTCGGCGAGACCTATGACGTGGGCGACACCCTCCAGGAGATGACCTGCGAGAAGTCCCCCGCATTCTCCTTCACCATCGACGCCCTGGACGGCACGGACCAGGCCATTGAGAAGTCTGCCGCCCGGGCCTTGCGGCGTCAGCTGGACGAGGTGACCATCCCCAACATGGACAAGCACCGCCTGAAGAAGTGGTGCATGGGCGCCAACATCCAGAAGCTGGAGGCCACCGCCCCCACCAAGGCCACCATCGGCGGCCTCATCATTGACCTGAACGCCATGATGACCGACGCCCTGGTTCCCCTGGACAAGCGGACCATCTACATCGGCACGGAGTATTACAAGCTCCTGAAGCAGAACCCCGACTGGCTGGGCATCGACGCTCTGGGCAAGGCGGCGCTTGCCAAGGGTGTTGTGGGCGAGTTCGACGGCTGCCGGGTCAAGCCCATCCCCTCCAGCTACATGCCTGCCGGCGTGTACTTCTTCATCAAGTACAAGGGCAGCACGGTGGACCCCGTGAAGCTCCAGCAGTATGACATCCTGCCCAAGGTGAAGGGCTATTCCGGTCCTGTGGTCCAGGGTGTGACCTACTACGACAGCTTCGTTCTGGGCGCCAAGGGCGACGGCATCGCCGTGTGCGGCGCGGCCTCTGCCATTCTGGCGGCTCCCACCATGAGCATCAGCGGTCACGCTGTGACCATCAACGCTGCCGGCGGCGTGGTGTTCAAGTACACGACTGACGGCACCAACCCCCGGTACAGCGAGTCCGCTCAGGTGTACAGCTCTCCCGTTACCCTGACTGCCGGCCAGACCCTGCGGGCTGTCGGCACCAAGGACGGCTGCTGCGGCATCGAGGGCCAGAAGGCATACGAGTGATTCCAAGAGGCCCCCGCTTTGGGGGCCTCTTTCCAAAAACAGATTCCCGGAAAGGTGAGCGCACAGACCATGGGCTATCAGCAATTCAAAAACAGCGGCGGGGCCGTTGGGATCGACCTGGGGGACCTGAACCCCAAGCAGAAGCTGTTCTGCCAGAGCCGGAGCCGCTACACCGCCTACGGCGGCGCACGAGGCGGCGGCAAGACCCATGTCCTGCGGATCAAGGCCTTTGGCGGCGCGCTGACCTATCCGGGCATCCGCATTCTGATCGTGCGAAAGGAGTACCCGGAGCTGGAGCAGAACATCATTCTGCCCATGCGCAAGCTGATCCCGCCGGAGCTGGCCGCCTACAACGGCACCATGCGGATGATGTTCTTTGCCAACGGCTCTGTCATCAAGTTCGGCCACTACGGCCCCAACGACGATGACGAGTACCAGGGCGTGGAATACGACTGGATCTTCATGGAGGAGGCCACCCAGTTCTCTGAGCGGCAGTTCCGGACCCTGGGCGCCTGCCTGCGGGGCGCCACGAAGGTCCCCCGGCGGATGTATCTGACCTGCAACCCCGGCGGCATCGGCCACCTGTGGGTGAAGCGGCTGTTTGTGGACCGGGAGTACCGGGAGGGCGAGAAGCCGGAGGACTACACCTTCATCCCCGCCACGGTGGATGACAACCCCCAGCTGCTGGAGGCGTCTCCGGAGTACAAGCAGATGCTGGACCTTTTGCCGGAGGACGTGCGGCGGGCCTGGCGCTATGGCGACTGGGACGCCCTGGCCGGGACCTTCTTCCCGGAGTTTCGCCGGGAGACCCATGTGATCCCGCCCTTTCGGCGCATCCCCGGGGAGTGGCGGAAGTACCGGGTCTTTGACTATGGCCTGGATAGGTTCGCCTGCCTTTGGATCGCGGTGGACTACGACGGGCGGGCCTATGTATACCGGGAGGTGCAGCAAAGCGGGCTGATCGTCAGCCAGGCGGCGAAGCTGGCCCTGGACCTGACACCGCCCTGGGAACAGATCGACTGCACCATTGCCCCGCCGGACATGTGGAATCGGCAGAAGGACAGCGGCAAGAGCATGGCGGAGCTGTTCGCGGAGAACGGCCTTGGGCTGCTGAAGGCCAGCAGCAACCGCATCCAGGGGTGGATGGCGGTGAAGGAGCTGCTCAAGCCCATGACGCACGACGGAGACAGGCCGGGGCTTTTGGTGACGGAGGAGTGCGTGGGACTGATCCGGAACCTGCCGGCCATCCAGCACGACGAGAAGAACCCCTCGGACTGTGCCACGGAGCCCCACGAGATCACCCACATCTGTGACGCTCTGCGGTATTTCTGCGTCACCCGGACCCTGGGGGCGGAGCGGACGGAGGCGGCGGAGGAGGACGATCCGCTCTCCGCCGGCGCGGTGACGGACTATGACGAGGCCATGACCGGCGGCGACGCGGACATGGGCTATCTCTGCTATGGATAAATGATGGGGGCCCCCGCCGGAAACCAACGACCGCGCAGCCATTGGCAGCTCTGCTGCCCTACGGATGCGGCGTACCCCTTGCGGGTAAGTGTTTCCGGTGGGGAGAGGAGGAGCAAGGGAGCGCGCGGAGTTTTCGCCGTGAGGCGGAAACGGAAGGAGCGGACTTTGCGACGACGAGGGGGGGAACGTATGGCCAGCATCCGGCCCAACAGCGCGGTGAGCGTGCTGAAGATCAAGGAGTTTCTGGGGCTGAACGAGAACCCGGACGGAGACACCCACATCCGGACCGGGGAGCTATCCCGGATGGAGAATTTCCGGGTGACCCGGGACAAACACTTGCAGCTGCGGCCCGGGCAGAAGACCCTTTTGAACCTGCGCACCGCCTGGGACGCCCTGGCGGAGAAACCTTCCGGGGTGACGGAACCCCGGTTCCGCGGGGCCTGGAGCGGCACGGTGGGCGGCGCGGAGCACCTGCTTTGCGCCTTTGGCGGGGCGGTGTTCGACGTGTCCATCAGCGGCGGGACCATGAAGGACGTGGGCCGGTGCCAGGAGGACGAGACCACCTTCTTCGGCTTTGGCAACAAGGTCTATCTCCTGAACGGCCACGAATATCTCAGCTGGGACGGCAAGGCGGAGGGAACGTTTTCCGCCGTGGAGGGGTATATCCCCACGGTGCAGACCGCCGCCACCCCCAGCGGCGACGGCGTGTTGCTGGAGAACGTGAACCGGCTGACCGGCAAGCGGAAGGTGAAGTACAGCCCCGACGGGACCTCCACCGCCTACAAGCTGCCGGACAAGGAGGTGGACGAGGTGGTGAGCGTGGAGGGGACCACCATCTCCCACACCCTGGACAAGGCCCAGGGCGTGGTGAACTTCTCCTCCCCGCCGGCCAAGGGGACCAATACCCTCTCCATCGTGTACCGCAAGGGCCAGGGGGAGCGGGAGCAGGTGACGAAGATGCGCTTTGCGGAATTCTTCAACGGGGCCACGGACACCCGGGTGTTCCTCTATGGCGACGGCACCAACAAGACCGTCTATTCCGGCATGGACCTGGACAAGAGCGTCCCCTCCGCCGAGTATTTCCCCGACCTCTACGAGGCGGCTGTGGGAGACGAGAACACCCCCATCACCGCCATGATCCGCCACTACTCCCGGCTGATGGTCTACAAGACGGACAGCGCCTGGTCCGTGGACTACAACGTGGTGTCCACACCGGGCAGCGGCGTGACCTCAGCCTTTTACGTGATCCCGGTGAACCGGCAGATCGGCAACGAGGCCCCGGGACAGGTGCAGCTTTTGGAGAACAACCCGCTGACGTTGGGGCAGTCCAGCGTGTGGCAGTGGCGGGCCACCTCCTCCAGCGGCAACATCTCCAGCGACAACCGCAACGCCAGCCGGGTATCGGACCGGGTGTGGGCGACGCTGAAAGCCTTTGACCTCTCCAAGACCGTCACCTTCAACCGGAGGACGGAGAACGAGTTCTGGTTTTTGTACGGGGGCCGGGCGGCGATCCTGAATTACGGGACGGACGCCTGGTATGTCTATGAAAACGTGCCATTCCTCCACATGGAGGAGCTGGACGGAGAGCCCTATGGGTTTACCCGGGAGGGGCGGATCGTCCACCTGGCCCGGCGCTACCGCAACGACGACGGCGCGGAGATCCGGGCCTATGCCGCCACGGGCTCCATGGACTTTGACCGGGACTGGCTTTTGAAGTACAGCCCCATGCTCTTTGTCTCCCTCCAGCCGGAGAGCGGCGCCCGGGTGTATGTGACCGCCGAGACCAACCGGCGCAGCGATTATCCGGAAAAGCTGGTGTCCGCGGGACTTTCCACCTTCGTCCACGCGGATTTCGCCCACTGGTCCTTCGGCACCAACCGAAAGCCCCAGGTGCGGCGGGTGAAGATGAAGGTGAAGAAGGCGACCTTTTATAAGCTGATCTTCCGCAGCGTGTCCGCCACCGCCACGGCGACGGTGCTGGAGACGGATGTGCAGCTGCGGTACAGCGGGAATGTGAAGTAGTGAGGGGGCAGGAGCCATGCAGACCATGACGCCGGAGACTGTGACGGCGGAGTATGAGGCCGGTCTCTCCTTCAACCAGGGGATCGACCTGTACGATTGTGTACAGACCAACGAGAATTTCTTCATCGGCAAGCAGTGGGAGGGCGTTCAGGCCAACGGGCTGCCCACGCCGGTATTCAACTTTTTAAAGCGCGTGGTGCTCTTCTCCGTGGCAAACGTGTCCACGGACAACCTCAAGCTCCACGCAAAGCCCCTGCCCGCCGGAGATCAGAGCGGGCGGCAGGAGCTGCTGGCGGACATCCTGAACGACCAGTTTGCCGCCATCTTTGAGTTCAACAAGATGGGCTCCCGCATCCGGGAATACAGCCGGGACGCGGCGGTGGATGGGGACGGGTGCCTGTACACCTATTGGGACCCGGAGGTGGAGACCGGGCAGAGCGCCAGGGGCGCCATCCGGACCGAGGTGCTGATGAACACTCAGGTCCTGTTCGGGAACCCCAACAGCCGGGACGTTCAGTCCCAGCCCCACATCCTGATCGAGCGGCGGATGCTGGTCCCTGACGCCAGGAAGCGGGCCAGAGCCGCCGGGATGCCGGAGGAGGATCTGGACCAGATCACGCCGGATGACAAGGAGGGCGGAGACCCCCGGCTGGATCAGCTGGGCGGGAACAAGGTGACGGTCCGGCTGCGGCTGTGGCGCAGCGAGGAGACGGGCACCATCTGGGGCTATGAGACCACCCGGACGGCAGAGCTGCGCAAACCCTGGGACCTGGGGATCAAGCTCTATCCCCTGACCTGGATGAGCTGGGACTTTGTGCAGGACTGCTACCACGGACAGGCCATGATCACCGGGCTGATCCCCAACCAGATCTTCGTGAACAAGCTCTTTGCCATGAGCATGATCTCCCTGATGACGCTGGCCTATCCCCGGGTCCTGTATGACAAGACCAAGGTTGCCAAGTGGAGCAACCGGGTGGGGTCCGCCATCGGCGTCAACGGAAACGTGGACAGCGTGGCGAAGATCATGGACCCGGCCTCCATCAGCCCCCAGATCAGCCAGTTCATCGACATCGCCATTTCCTATACCCAGAAGTTCCTGGGCGCTTCTGACGTGGCCCTGGGCGATACCCGCCCGGACAACACCTCCGCCATCATCGCCTTGCAGCGGGCGGCGGCGACGCCCATGGAGCTGACGAAGCAGAACCTCCTGCAATCCATTGAGGACATGGGCCGGATCTACATGGAGTTCATGGGGGCCTACTACGGGAAGCGCTTTGTAGAGGTCCGGCTGCCGGAGGGCGCCGGGAAGATGGTGCTGCCCTTTGATTTCTCCATGCTGCGGGAGACCCGCTTCTCTGTGGAGCTGGACGTGGGCGCATCCTCTTACTGGAGCGAGATCGCCAGCATGCAGACGCTGGACAACCTGCTGATGCAGGGCAAGATCAGCACGGTGGAGTATTTGAAGCGGCTGCCTGCCGGCCAGATCACGGACCGGGAGACGCTGATCGCGGCGCTGGAGCAGCAGGAGCAGATGGAAAAAATGATGGCGGGCCTGCCTGTGGAGGCGGGTCCCGCCGGAGGTCCCGCGCCGATGCCGGAGGACGCGCCCCTTCCCGTCCGGGGCGGGGCCGGATACGGCGGCTTGCAGCGGGCCATCAACGCGACCGGCAAAGTGCCGAGGGAGGAGCATGGCGCATGAATTTTACACCACTGGAAAAGGACATGAATATCATCTCCGCGCTGGATGACGAGCCCAATGACATGGGCGGGCTGACTGCGGCAGAGCTGAAAGCCAAATTTGACGAGGGCGGAAAGGCGATCAAGGAATATCTGAACAGCACCATGATCCCAGAAGCCAAAGCCGCTCTTCAAGACAAGGCGGGGAAAGAGGAACTTCACGACCTTGTCTTAGGCATGATCCCTGACGGAACCATTACAGCAGATAAATTGAGTGAGGAGCTCAAAAAACAAATCGACGCCATACTCCCCGCTTCCGATGTGTTCACAAAGAAGCAGACCCTCAGCGACGAGACGGCGGCGATGTATGGGCTGGACGAAACGGCGGTGCCGGATGACGTGTTCAAGTATCTCGTTCAAATGGTTGGTGATAATTGGTATTCCGTTAAAGTTCAACTGCCCGACGGAACACCTGTGCCCGGATGCAAGATCAATGGACTAACACCAGCAACGGGTAGTGGAAGCGTTATAACGGACAGTAACGGTTATGCTTTCGGTAAAGCGGCAAATAGCAATCCATCTTTGACTGCGGTAAGCCCATATTTTGATTATAGTAATGCGTCTGCTTCTGTTCCGCAAACGTCTGCAATTACTTCGCACGTCTTTACATTGACAGAAAAAGCGATTTCTTTCCCAATTCAAATGACAGGAACACAAAAAGTGAGATTTTCGCCCAAATTCGGTTTGGTTGATATGTTTCTTGTTGGCGGTGGTGGAAGTGGAGCAATCTGTGGTGGTATGACAACGTGCTCTACTGGCGGCGGGGGAGGATTTACGCAAACCGTCAAAAAAATTGACCTGTCGGATAAAGAAGTCCAGTTTACTATTGGTTCTGGCGGATCGCCTGTATCCTCCCCAAATCATAGTACTATCCAAAACAGCAATGGCAACAGCGGCGGTGCTACATCTGTTGTTATTACTGGTGGGCAAACCTATTCTGTAAACGGTGGAGGTGGCGGTCTCTGTCGAGATGGTGGTTACAACACATCTGCCGTGATTAGTGTTGGCCCTGCTAATGGCGGCGGAAAAAGTGCAGCGGCTTATATAAACAACACTGCCACTACCAAGCATGGTTTCACAGAAGCCCAAAACGGAACAAGGGCTTTCGGCGAATCCAGTGGTGATGTATATGGTTCTGGAGGCGGCGCTTATATCAGAAACGCCTATGAAGGTTCTGGTTTTCAAGGCGGTGTTAACGGTGGTATTGGAGCTGGCGGCTATACTCTTGGACAAAATGGGATTGCTGGTACAACATATGGCTCCGGTGGTGGCCCAGGATGTTCAGATAATTATGGTACGATAGGCGGTAAAACATGTACCAGCGGAGCAGGAAAACAAGGTGTCGTTATGCTTAGAAAGGCGGTTATGTGATGGATTACTGCATTGTCAATGATGAAAACATCATCGAAAACATGATCGTCTGCGAGGACGACGCCACGGCGGAGGCGTTTGGGGCGGTGCCCTCCTATGAGGGGGCCAGGATCGGAGACGAGTACGCACCTCCCCCGCCTCCCCTCACCCTGGAGGAGCGGGTTGACGGGCTGGAGCAGTCCAAGGCCAACCAGGCCGACGTGGACGAGCTCCACGAGGCTCTGAACATGATCCTGACGGGGGCTACAAAATGAAGAACGAGCTGAGAGAGACGATCCTTGCCTATAACCAGGCGGTGGCTGAGAGCCGGGAGAAGGCCGACGACCTGATGACCATTCTGGGGGCGCTCCCGCCTGGACAGGTGAAGAACCTGCTGCGGGACCCCACCATTGGCCCGATCCTGCAAAAGTACGGGATCACCGGCGCGTGAGGGGGCGTGAGACCGATGGATACCTGGATCAGACTGGCCTGGGCCGTGCTCCCCGGCATCGTGACGGGGATCGTGATGGCCTGGTGGAATCACCAGCAAAAGGAGCGGGACCGGGCGAATGATGAAAAGGAGCTCCAGCGCCGCCGGAGCGAGGAGGTGCGGATCTCCCTGCTGGTGGCTGCGGCCAAGCTCTCCTACGCCGTGGCGATGGCCGTCAAGCGCGGCCGGCCCAACGGTGAGATTGAGGAGGGCATCGAACAGTATAAGGAGGCCATTATCGCGTTCAAGAGATTTGAGCGGGAATTGGTAGCAGAAAAAAGTGCGGATATTTGAAAGGAGTACCACTATGAATCAGAGAATCAACGACATTATTCACAACTACAAGGCCGGGAAGATCTCCCCGGAGGAGGCCAACGCTCAGCTCAAGGCCGAGGGCGCGGGCTTCACCCTGGACCCGGAGAAGAACCCGGGCGGCGGCTGGACTAAGGAGGAGCTGGAGCAGGGCTTCATCCCCGCCAAGGAGGGCAAGCCCTGGTGGGCTCCCATGCACACCTTTACCGGCGCTGTCCGCTGGCAGGACGAGCTGGAGCGGTACATCCCCGAGAAGGAGATGGTCTATAACCGGCCCAAGTACCACGGCGTGACGGTGGTGAAGGGCGGCCTGCGGTACCTCTATGCCGAGGACGGCAAGTGCAAGTATCAGCCCAAGTCCATGGCCGACTACGACCGGGACCACGGCAGAGCGTAAGAAAAAAGCCGCCCCAGCGGGCGGCGGAAATTGACACAAGGCGGCGCTTTTGGTAAAATAATCACGTCCCGCGAGGGACCCTGGGCGCTGCGATAATACGGTAGGCGGTTAGTCCACTTCCCGACGAAGGGGGGTGGTACCTATGGTTACATACGATGGGCTTTTTGCCTATACGCTTGTACTCATCGGCATTGCTACCCTGATTTATCAGGTCTGCAAACGAAAATGACCGCCCAGCCTCACAAACTGACGGTCATTTTCTGATCCAGTATCGGGGCTAACCGCTTATCGGCAGCGCCCTTGTACGTTCATTATACCAAACCAGGCCGCTTTGTCAAGTGTGACAGGGCGGCTTTGTGCTGCCTGGAAAGGAGAATTTTATGGATATTTCGTCTCTCGGGATCACCGGCGTGGCGGCGATCACGGTGATCTGCCTGCTGATCGGCCAGGGCGTCAAGGCGTCCGGCGTGGACAACAAGTGGATCCCGCTGACTTGCGGCCTGTGCGGCGCGGTGCTGGGCATCGCCGGCATGTTCATCATGCCCGACTTCCCGGCGTCGGACTGCATCACCTCGGCGGCTGTGGGCATCGTCTCCGGCCTGGCGGCCACGGGCATCAACCAGGCGGTCAAGCAGCTGGGCGGCGGCCATGGCTGATCACTGCGCGGTGACCATCCCGCTGGAGAAGATCCGGCGGATCCAGATCTGCGTCAACACCGCCCGGAAGTCTCTGGCGGCCATCCAGAAAGAGACTGGGGCGGACTACATCCTCAACGGGACTCTGTACAACATGAAGACTTTCCGGCCCAACTGCCACTTGAAAGCAGAGGGCAGGGTCCTGGCCTGCCCCGCCTACACTGTGGCGGGGTACGCCTGGAACCAGGGGCCGGACATCTCCATGGACACCCTGCCGGATGGGAGCCAGCTCAACTACATCGCCTGTACGCCGCTGATCGTCTCCGGGGCTCCTGTGGCGAAGCTGATCTATGACGCGGGCCAGGGCGGCAGGCGGGGCCGCAGCGCCATTGGCATCAAGGCCGGGCGGCTGGCCCTGTACTGCACCCGGGACGGTTCCAGCGCCGCCAGGACGCCGGAGCAGCTGCGGGATGATCTGGCAGCTGCCGGCTGGGAGAGCGCCGTGATGCTGGACGGCGGCGGGTCCAGCCAGTGTGATTTCCGGGGGCGGATAGTCCGGAGCTCCCGGGTGGTCCATGATTTGATCCTGGTCTATCTCGGCCAGGAGACCGACAACGAACCGGAAGGAGAAGAACCACCTATGGTCACGATCCAATCATACAGCCGCTCTCAGGACGGGGAAAAGCGCCTGACCCGGCATTTCAAGGTGAAGGAGTTCGCCTGCTCTGACGGCTCCGATCCCATTTTCATCGCCCGGGCCCTGCCCCTGGTGCTGGAGTACATCCGGACCCGGGTGGACAAGCCCGTGGTCATCAACAGTGCCTACCGGACCCCGGCGAAGAACCAGGCCGTGGGCGGCGCGGTCCACAGCCAGCATCTCTACGGCACGGCTGCGGACCTTGGAACCGTGGCCGGGTACACCCCGGCGGAGATGGCCGCCATCGCCCGGGAGATCATGCCCGACTGGGGCGGCGTGGGCGTGTACCCCTGGGGCATCCATGTGGACGTCCGGGAGAAGAAGGCGGACTGGAAAGGATAAGGAGGGAGCACCATGGCAAGAGGCTATGACCCCAACAAGGATTACTCCAAGGAGCTCCAGCGGAACGACCTGAGCTCTTCGGAGCGTCAGCAGCTGGAGCAGGAGCGGCAGAACAAGATCAACGACAAGTACGGCGGCAAAGAGCCCAACATGACCGGCTCCAGCCACAAATTTTCCGACGTGTACCAGGGCGGCGGCTCCTCCCGGCCCTCAGGCGGTTCCTCCGGTGGCAGCTCTGGAGGCAGCACCTGGTCCACCGGGCAGACGGTGGATATCCAGAAGGGCCCCGGCTATGTGACCGGCGGCTACACCATCGGCGCGAACGGGACCCCGATCCTGGACAGCAACCCCTTCCGGCAGGGGGACAAGAGCCGCCCGGACATGAGCCGGAGACCGGACCTGGCCGGGAAATACGCCGTCTCCAATGGGTCCACGGTCTTCTATGACGAGCTGGGCTATGCCCACAAGGCAAAGCCCGGAGCAGTGGATTATCTGCCCCACCAGGACCTGTATGTGGGCTCTTCCGGCAAGTACGGCTCCTCCGGTGCGTGGACAGATCAGGAAATGCTGACGGCGGCGGACCAGCGGCGGGTCCAGGACATCCGGGCGCAGATGCAGGCAGGGCAGCTGACCGGAGACCAGGCAAACCGGCTGGCAAATGACATCCGCTCTGGCTACGGCTACACCATCGACAAGCTGGGCAACGTGACGGACCTGGGGGTGTCCTCCACCATTGCGGCCCGGCGGAAGGACTGGGGCCTGCCCACCGGGAGTTTGAACGCGGATCAGCAGAAATTCTTGGAGCTGATGTACCCGGAGCTTGGCACCAAGGACCCCTCTTCCCTGCTCTCAGCCCAGTCGGCGCTGCACCAGGGGACCTATGAGCCCATGCAGATGCCCTCTTACGGCGGCATCAGCGGCGGGAGCAGCGGCAGCATGGGCGGCGGCTTCGGAGACTTTGACATGGACAACAGCGCTTTCCAGTATCTCAAGGACCTGTATGCCCAGCAGATCGCGGCGGAGCTGGCGGCGCTGAAATCCAGCTATGACCAGAATATGGCGGAGATGAACGCCCAGGACAGCCTGATTTCCAGCGAGTATGACCGCCAGCGCAACCAACTGGCGGCCCAGAACGATCTCCAGCGGATGCAGATGAATGAGATGGGGATCCTGCAGGGGCTGAACACCGGCGCCACCGGACAGATGGCCCTGGCCCAGAACGTGGCCTTGCAGGGCGGCCTTGCCCAGCTGGGGAGCCAGGAGTCCCAGTCTCTGGCGGATGTGGCGCTCCAGCGGGCCAAGCTGGCGGCCCAGTACCGCAGCGCGTCCGACCAGGTGGCGGCTCAGGGCAACGCCCAGCTGGCGGGGGCTTTGTACGACGAGTATGTGCGCCAGCAGCAGATGGCGTGGCAGGATCAGCAGGCCATCCAGGAGCAGCAGCGCTGGGAGCAGCAGTTTGCGTATCAGAAGATGCTGGACCAGCGGGACTATGATCTGGCGCTCCAGAAGCTGGCAGGCCAGAGTTTTGATCAGGGTGCTACCGGAGGGGGCGCGTCCGGTACGGGCGGCGGGAAGAAGAAAAAGCGCTCCGGCGGCGGATACAGCAACGGCGGTCTGAGCCGGGACCAGGTGCGGGAGCTCCAGCGCTTCTACGGCGTATCCTCTGACGGTCTGTGGGGCGCGCAGTCCAAGAAGGCGTCCGGCGGCAAGACGGCGGATCAGGCCCTGCGTGTGCTGCGCGGGCTCCAGCAGCAGATCGGAATGAACCGTACCCAGGAGGGCCGGGTGAACGCCCTGGAGCGGGCTGTCGCGTCCGGGCAGATCTCGGAGGCCCAGGCGAAGTATCTGTTGCAGGGACTATAAGTGAGAGGAGAAGGCGCCTATGAGCATTGATTGGAACAAGGCAAAAGAGGCCGCCAGGGCAAAGGACCGGGCGCAGTATGCCTCCATGAAGGCCTCCACCCAGGCCCGCAGAGACGTTCTGCTGGATACGGTGGTGGAGACGGCCAAGAAGAAGGGCAAGGGTCCCACGGTGACCTCCAGGCTGGATGCGAAGACCGGGCGGACCTCCGGCGGGATCTCCAGCGGCAGACGGGCCAAGACGGTGGAGCGGGGCAGCGGCGGACGCTCCGGGCGGGAGACCTTCTCCCCGGTGAAGCTGGGCGTAGGCACGATGACCAAGGGCGCGGACCAGTTTGTGTCAGGCCTTACCTCCACCGCCGCATGGCTGGAGGACAACACCCTGGGCCGCCTCTTCCCCGGGTCCACGGAGGATACGCCCATTGACGCCCTGAACCGCTATTTCCAGGGCGTCAAGGCGGCCAACGAGAAGACCTTTGCCCCCAACGTTGCCGCCGGCGGGAAGATCGCCCAGGCTGTGGACGAGTATGGCACCGCCGCTGCCGCGGCCATCCCCCAGGCGGCCCTTGCCCTGATGACTGCCGGCGGCTCTGCCGGCGCTTCTGCCGCCTCTGCCGGGCTGAACGCCGCTCAGGCCAGCCCCGGCATCCTGGCTGCCCTGAAATCCTCTGCCGGGGCCATGGCGAAGAACCCCCAGTTCTGGACGTCCTTCCTCCAGACTGCCGGCAACAGCTATGAGCAGGCCCGGGCGGACGGCGCCGGGGAGACGGAGGCAAACCTGTATGCCCTGGCAAACAGCCTGGCCGGGGCCGGTGTGGAGATCGGCGGCGGTATCCAGACCCTGCCGGGGAAGCTGGCAGAGGGCGGCGGCGCGCTGCGGTCCTGGGTGCGGAGCATGATCGAGGAGGGCCGGGAAGAGGTGGTCCAGGGGGCCATCGAACGGGGACTCCAGAACCTCACCTATGACCGGGGCCGGCCCCTGGCCTCTCTCACGGACCCGGAGGCCGTGCTGAACCCCAAGAGCGCGGCGGAGGAATTCACCGGCGGCGCTGTGGTGGGCGGCCTTCTGGGCGGCGGACAGGCGCTGGTCTCCCATGGACTTGGGAAGCTGGCACAGAATGGCCCTGGGGCTCCGGCACAGAGCGCAGGAGCGTTCGACCAAGACAGTGGGACCGTGGGTGCCCCCGGGGCGCAGGAGGGCGCACAGGGCGTTCCTGAGCCTGTCCGCGTCGGACAGGTGACGACCATCAAGAGCCCCTACCAAGGCGCAAAGCCGGTCCAGGCGCAGAAAAACACTGCCGCCATCCTGGTGGACAGCGGCAGTGTGGAGCGGGCGCAGAACCGGATCAACGGTGCTCGTGGGCTGGAGGGCTCTTTGCCCGGGAAGAGCTTCAAGGCCGCCTTGAAGGATGCCTATAAGTCTGTATTCAAAGCAGCCAATGGTGTTCCAGTAGTCGGCGTTACATTCAACGGGAAACCTTACACAGTGGATATCCCCAACAGTGTTCCAGGGAAAGTCATCAGCGACCAGAATCTAACGGCGGAAAAGCTGGCTCTCCTTGACATTCTCCCACAAGTAGTCCAGAGTGGAACGTATGTAGGAAGCGGAAACTACGTGCAGCATGGCAGCAAAAACAAGCTGACGATTCGATTTGATTACTTTGAAACCCCTGTGGAGATCCATGGAAAATCATATATCGTATCCTTTGATGTGGAGGCATTCCCGAATAAGAACAACTATCGTACTCATAAACTGCATGAAATAGAGCTGTCCCCCATTACAGATGCTGACACAGGTCGAGATCCTGCTGCAAATGTAACGGGAACAGCTCCGGTTGAGGGTACGCGTCCCCTCAATTCTGATCTTACCATACCACAGGACGCGGAAAATGTCAATTCCGTGGACCCGCTTTTGAAGCTGATGCTTGGCGGAAAACGGGTGGATCAGAGCAAGGCCAGCAATGAGCAGTTTGCCGCGCTGGCGGAGCGCGGGGACGTCGGCGTGGACGCCGCCGGCAGGCTCTATCAGGTGGACCCGGCGCAGCACATTGACCGGCGGGAGATGGGCGGCGTGGCGGAGCGGAGCATGAATGCGTTCCAGTTTGACCACCCGGAGCTCCACGGCTATTACCAGAAGGCCGCCGAGGCGCTGATCGCGGACGCTGATCTGTCCCTCCAGTTCCCCATGGTCCGCAGCTATGAGCGGGGGATGCAGGGGAACAAGGTGAACCAAAAGGTGCAGGCCTCCGCCCACCTGCGCAAGGCCATGGACGAGACTGGATTGACCCGGGCCCAGATCATTGACGCGGCGGAGCGGATCATCCATGACCGGGGGCAGGAGAACGTAAAAGCCGCCAAGCAGGTGGAGCTGATCCTGGACGCCATGCTCTCTGACGGATGGATCACCATGGCCGGGGATGTGGTCTTTGCGGATCGGGGCTATCTTGCCGCCAAGGAGGCGATCCTGGGCAGCCGGCCCATGGCGGAGGACAGCTATCTCCCGGAGGGGCTGGACGCCTTGCCCAGCGAGGCCGATGGTGGTATGATGGGAGAAACGGCATTGACCGAAGATGAAAGTGCAGCCCTTCTGGCATACAAGAGTAGCGAGAGTTATAAGATCAATGCCAAGCTACGTGGCGAGGGAGAGCTATCTGAGGCAGACGACCTCTTTGTTCAGCATATGGATGGTGCCCTGACCAAGATGCCTACCTATATCGGGAGGGTATACAGAAACATTACCTTTGATGGTATGGGAGACCAAGCAGCATTTGATGCCTTTATGGCGGAATACAGCGAGGGGGCACTGGTAGCATATCCCGCCTATACCTCTACATCTACCGTTGAGGACGGCTATCCTCTGGATGGACAGTACGTTGTCCACATGGTGATTGAGGGCCGTAGCGGTAGGGATATGGCTGGTATTGGCAATAACTTCGAACGTGAAGTCCTGTATGAACGGCAAAGTTGCTTCGGAGTGAGTGGGGTAAGATACAATCAGGACGGAAGTGCTACTATTTATATGACGGAGGTAAGCACAAGTGGAGAGATTGACCAGAGAGGAAGCGGCGGCCCTGAAGATGCTGGCCGAGGAATGCCACGAGGAGCTGAGACGGGGAACCCCTTTGAAGAACGCAGTCAAGCAATGCAACAAGTGCAAAAAGCGGGTGAACTATACGGCGACCTGCCCACTGCATCCCAAGGGGATTCCGTTCGAGGTTCTGACGGGAGAGGACTGCCCGGAGTTCGAGGCGAAGAAGTAACTGACGGCCTTGGGGCGGCGGATGCTGGGTTTGATCCCTACTCCCGGCTCCAGAACCAGACGGACCGGTTCCACCCGGAGGGGCCCAACGCGGCCCGGCCGGTGGAGGTGCCCATGGAGGACTTTGACGGGCGGAAGATCCCCAAGTCCGCCTCGACGGTGATGGGGGCCCAGGGGACCGCGGACGACGGCGTTCGGGCGCTGGAGCGGCAGATCGCCTCCGGGGAGCTGTCCTTTGACACCATCCACGACGCGGACGCTGTGGGCAGGGCCCTGGAGACGGTCCGTGGGAAGGGCTTTGACGGGGCGCTGGAGCAGTATCGGCAGGCGGTGTCTGCCAGCGTTGCGACCAAGGACAATACCGCACTTGGTCAGCAGCTTCTCCTCCAGGCCATGCGGGAGGGGAACGCTGCGGCGACGGCGGAGCTGCTGGCGCTGTATACCCGCAACTCCACCACGGCGGCCCAGGCCATGCAGGCACAGAGCATCTTCCGCAGGCTCAGTCCGGAAGGACAGCTGACGGCGGTGCAGCGGGCCGTTTCCGACCTGAACGAAAAGCACGGGACTGACGTGGAGCTGGACCCGGAAGATGTTGCGGACTTTCTGAACGCACAGACCGACGAGGAGCGCCGGGAGGTCACGGAGCGGATGGTGCAGCGGGCCGCTCAGAGCGTGCCCGGCACCTTCCGGGCCCGGTTTGATACCCTGCGGTATCTGGCGATGCTGGGCAATCCCCGGACCCATATCCGGAACATCCTGGGCAACACGCTGTTCCAGGTCCCCGTCGCGGTGAAGAACCGGGTGGGGGCCGTGGCAGAGGCGGCGGCTTCCGCGGCCACCGGCGGGCGGATGGAGCGGACCAAGTCCCTCTTCGGCGCCAATCCCCTGGGCAGGCTGGCGGCGGAAGCCCGGGCAGACTGGGTCAACGTGAAGGACTTCCTGGGCCAGTCCGGCAAGTATCAGGACGGGCAGACCAGTCTGTGGGACATCGAGCAGCAATCCGACGCCTTTTCCAACAACAACCCCCTTGGCCGGGGCATCAACCGGGCCGCAGACTTCAACAGCCGCGCACTGGAGGCGGAAGACACCGCCGCCAAGAAGTGGATCTACACCCAGTCTCTGGCCGGGTATCTCCAGGCCAACGGCTGCAAGAGCATGGCGGACGCGGACCCGGCCCTTTTGAACCGGGCGCGGGACTATGCCGCCAGGGAGGCCCTGCGCAATACCTTCAACGACAAAAACGCGTTCAGCGACGCGGTGAGCAAGCTGGGCGGCATGACCCACAGCGACAACCCCTTTATCCGGGGGGCTGGGTACATCACGGAGGGCGTTCTGCCCTTCAAGCGGACGCCTGCCAACATCGCGGTGCGGGCTGTGGAATACTCCCCCGTGGGCGCGGTGCTGGGCGCTGTGGAGACGGTGCGCGGCATCCGGTCCGGAGATATGACCCAGGCCGCTTCTGGGCTGGATCGGGTGGCCGCCGGTGTGTCCGGCTCCGCCCTGCTGGCGGCTGGATTCCTGGCCGCTGGCGCCGGATACGTTGTCGGCGGCGGGGACGATGACGAGAAGCAGGCCGCCTTTGACGACCTGACGGGCCATCAGAATTACGCCCTGGAGCTGCCCGGCGGGCGCTCGATCACGCTGGACTGGCTGGCCCCGGAGGCCATCCCCTTCTTCATGGGCGTGGAGCTGTATGACCAGGGCCTGTCCGGCGGACTGAGCTTTGACGAGGTGTTTGACGCTGTGAAGAACGCCTCCGCCCCCATGCTGGAGATGTCCATGCTCCAGGGTCTGAACGATACCTTTGAGAACGCGGCCTATGCCAAGAACCGGGGCGAGAGCGTGATGGGCGCTCTGGTGACCTCCGCTCTGACCAACTATGTGACGCAGATCTTCCCCACCATCGGCGGCCAGCTGGAGCGCAGCGGCGAGGCTGTGCGGATGACCACCTACACGGACAAAAGCGGGAAGCTTCCCACCGATGTCCAGTACACCCTGGGCAAGGTCTCTCAGAAGATCCCCGGCTGGGACTATCAGCAGATCCCCTATCTGGACGCCTGGGGCCGGGAGGAGGAGACCGGGGATGTGCTGGAGCGGTCCGTCAACAGTCTGTTCAACCCCGCTTACATCTCTCAGGTGGATGTGGACCAAGTGGAGCGGGAGCTCCAGCGGGTGAAGGATGCCACGGGAGACAGCGGCGTGTTCCCTCAGCGGGCGGAACGGTCCATCACTGTGAACGGAGAGCGGCAGGACTTGACGGCCCAGGAGTACCAGACCTACGCCAAGACCCTGGGTCGAACCCGGTATCAGATGGTGGAGGCTGGAACGATCCTTCCGGCCTACCGCGCTATGAGCGACGGTGAGAAGGCCGCATATATCAGGCGGCTCTATCAGTACGCGGACCAGCAGGCCAAGGCCGCCGTCTCGGGCTATACGCCGGAAGCGTGGGCCGGAAACGCCAAGTCCGCCCAGCGGGACATCGGCGTGAGTCCGGCGGAGTATCTGGCACTCTATGAAAAGTACGGCAGCGAGATCATGAGCGGAAATGCCTATGAGAAGGTCAAACGGGCGGTGTCTGCGGGGCTCTCTGTGGACGAGTACGTAAGCATGAAGCGCGGCGCGGACCGGAATGGAAACGGGACCGTCACCAAGGACGAGGCCATGGCGGCCCTGGGCGGGCGGCAGAATCGGGTGGATCTATGGGACCTGATCTGCTCCACCAGCGCCAAGAACCCCTACACATAACATAAGAATTGCCCCTCCCAAGCCGGGAGGGGCAATTTTCTTCACGGAGACACAAGTGACCGTTGTATATGCGGCCTTTCTGGTGTATTCTGCAATTAGAAGGAGGGGGTTTCATGAACGCGAATCTCTACCAGATGATAGACTCCATCGGCACAAACTTTGTGACCCTGATATGTGGGTTCATTCCTCTGCTCATTGTCATAGCAGCGGAGAGGAACCGCCCGTTTAGCTGGCCGGGAGCTGTTGCGGCCGGTTTGATGATGGCCGTGTCCTTTTTGGCAAACGGAATCTGCATGGGGGCGTTCGCCGCCGGACTCATGGTTGGGTCCATTGCCTATTATATTGCGGAGCGGGTAACCAGAAAAAGATCGTAAATTGTGCGGGGCTTCGGCCCCGCTTTTTCATGTTTGTGGGCGGTATTCGATGTAGCGCTTGAAGGAGCCGCTTTTGGTGGGCCGCTCCCGGACAACGCGGACCTCCAGGCCGCAGGCTGTCAGGATGGCCGCCAGCTCCCGGCGGTCGGCTTCCGACTCAATGGGGGCGGGGATGCGCTGCCAGTCAGACACAGAGCCTCACCCCCTCCTCCACTTTCAGGATGTCCCGCAGGTCGGAGACGGTGCAATAGCCCTGGGTGATGCTGTCGGACAGCTCCTCCGCCTCGCTCCACACCCGGCGGAGATCCTCGCGGGTGAAGCCCTCCTTATCCCGCAGGACGGTGAAGAAGATGGACCAGGCGATGGAGAGGGCCTGATCCATGGCCGCTGCCTTGGCCCTGTCCAGATCGGCCATGGTGACGGGCTGGCTGCACGGGTTGGGCTTCTTTTTGCGCTTCTTTGCCATGGTCTTTCCTCCAGTCAAATTCAATGAGAAATGCGATATTGCAGGCCAGGTGCCACAGGTGCGGGTATCCGCTCTCCATGTCCCGCTCCTCGCCGCCCAGGTACGCCAGCCAGTGGCGATAGGCGGCGTCCTTGTATCGCTGGGGCTCCACCTGACGCCAGTTCTCCGGGTCTCCGTACTTCTCCGTGCCGTACTGGCGGATGGCCGCCACGGCCCATAAAAGGGACGGCATCACCAGCGTGGGCCGGAGCTTGCCGGCGTCGGCCTTGACGGCCTGGTTATGTGTCTCCATCAGACGCTCCTTTCCAAAGGTCCATGTACTCTTTCTTCCGCTCCTCCAGGGGCGGCAGCTCGTCCCGAAAAAAAGGGCGGAGACCCAGGCGGGTGAGCCCCCGCCGGACCGTCTCCCGGGACACGCCCAGGAACTCCGCAAGGTCTACCTGGGAATAGCCCTCCAGCCAGCGGTCCCCGACCCAGCGCCACTGGGCGTCAGTCAAGCAGGGCGGCCTAGACATGTGGGGGTGCCTCCCATCTGTGGCAGAAGCCGTCCGGTGGGGTCTTGGCTCTGGTCCAGCGGCAGTACAGGATCTCCGGGTGGCCGTCCGGGTGTCGGCGGTAATCGCAGGAGCGGCAGTGGTTGACGTGGGTCACGTCGGCGGCGGGAATGCAGTCCCTCAGGTCAGATATCAGTGTCTCAAATGGGATAGGCTCGTCCATGTGCCCATATGGTCGAAACCACTCAATAATCTGTTCTTTTGCGACATACTCAGCCATTGCCGTCACCGTCCCCAAACTCCTCTTTGTGCCGCTCGATAAATTCTCTTAGCATTTTCCCTCTGCAATCGACATTACCATCGTCATCCATATCGTCCTCGTCCCAAAGTGGGCAGCCTTCACAGCCACTGGGCATATCGAGATATCCATCGCACAAGGAAGACATAGCAAAATCGATGGCTTTTTCTACAAGTTCCAGTTTTGTCATCATTCCGCACCGTCCTTTCGCTCCCCATAGGAACAGAAATCATCTTCTCCCATCGGATGGGGAGTAAGGAGATGCACATAGCAGCATTTCATGGAAATTTCTTTGCGTTCCTTGTAGTGCTTGCACTCCCGGCAGCGGACTACCGCTGCTACATCATCCGGGGACTTCACCTTTTTATCAATCACCGCTTGACAGACCTTCTCAACAGCTTTTGCCCGTTCACGGTATTTGCTGCCGAAAGTTACTTCAAACTCGTCATGATTGTTCGGATATTTTGCGTTCCACCACGACATAATCAGTCACCCACCTCCGCTGGCTGCTGGAGCCACCAAGCAATGTCACTCCCGTGTGGGCATTCCCCGTCAGCGAAATCGCACTCACGGAGCCGCATTTTTTGCCCGTGTTCCGTGATGTATTCATGAGCTGGGCAGCTCTTGCAAAATGTCTCCTGAAACAGATCGCCCCACGGGGTTTTTCTTCCGTAGGCAAGTTTTTCAATAAAGTGGGCCAGTTCCTCGTCACTCATGGCCCGGAAGCGGTCGGCGTTGGTCATCCAGACGGCACTGCCGCAGGTACCCGGCTTGCACTTGCACATATACTGCGGGGAGCCACAGTTGCAGCAGTCGCCGTCATGTTCAAATTTACACTTCATCCTCCTGCCTCCTTCAGCGCCGCTTCGGCTTCCTCGCGGGTAAGGAATACCGTTTTGCCGAAATCTTCAGGTATCAAATAACCGTTCCAAATCGGATATGTAATCTCTCCATCTGCGTTAATTTGTACGCCATCAAGACGGCTCACGCTCGGGCAGTCATCACCTTTGCGCCACTGATAGATAATTTGATCTGGCTTTGCAGGTAGCACCACGCACCGCCCCTCCTTGTCCGCCTGAGCCAACTCCCGGAGGCGGTTCAGATCGTATTCGTCACCCAAGATGTCCTCGATTTCCATCAATCTGCCACGCATTTCAGCGGCCTGAATCGCAGCGGCATGGAGCAGAGCAACAACCCCCTCAACCGTATCCACTCCGTCAAACATGGCCTCATACATCTCGTCTCCAAGTCTCTCCGGGTCTTCGGCCTCAATGTTGAGGTCGTGCGTCTTGGCGATTCTCCGAACAAGCTCTACCAGTGTCGTGTCGGCATAGTCCGGCTCAGGGCCGCCGCCCCGGACCATGGCCTCCTGGTTCTCTGCGTAAAACAGGTTAAGGGGTGCCAAGATATGATTCGCATCGTTTGTTGTCAATCGTTTCATGTCAATCCTCCTTCAGTGACACGCTATCAATTCTGCTTCTCGCGAGTTTGATATAATCAGGATTGATCTCAATACCAACAAAATTCCGCCCCATTTTCTTTGATACCACTCCAGTTGTCCCGCTCCCCATGAACGGATCAAGGACGGTTCCACTCTCCGGGCACCCGGCCAATATGCACGGCTCCACCAAGCGCTCCGGGAACACAGCGAAATGGGCGCCCTTAAATCCTCCGGTGCTGACCGCCCAAACGTCCCGCTTGTTTCTGCGTAACGTTGGAACATATACCTTTCCGCTCTTGGTCCGGCTCTCTGCCGATCCATCTGGCCCATACTTTTCTCCGCCGAAACGCGGCAGGGCTGCTTTCATTTTCCCGTTGGTTTTTCCCGGTTGGCGGTCTAACCCTTTTTGCGCCTCAATATTCTGCAAATACCTTTTTGTGCTGCCCCCGGCTATCGGCTCACTGATTGCCGCTGCGTCGAAATAGTAGCGTGGCGATTTTGACAGCAGGAAAATATATTCATGGCTTTTGGTACAACGGTCCCGGACGCTTTCCGGCATACCGTTGGTCTTGTTCCATATAATATCCTGGCGTAAATACCACCCATCGGTCCGCAGTGCAAAGGCCAGTAGCCACGGTACCCCAATCAGGTCCTTGTATTTGTATCCGCTCGGTACCATTTTTCTCGTGTGGCCACACGAGTTTCTGGTGTTGGTCGGTGGCTGCGCACCAGATCTGGTGGCGTAGCTGTCACCGATGTTCACCCATAGCGTTCCGTCCGGCCGCAGCACCCGCCGCACCTCTCGGAACACGGACACCAGTTTGTCCACGAACTCCTCCGGCGTTTCCTCCATACCGATTTGCCCCGCCACGCCGTAGTCACGCAAATTGAAATATGGCGGAGAGGTTACACAAGTGTGGATACTCTCTGCCTCTATCGTTCGCAGTTGCTGTATCGCATCCCCAAGTATTAACGTTTCCATATTTATTACTCCCTCGGTGGCTCCGGCAGGGGCATCCAGTGGGTGACAGTGACGTCACTCCTGTCGCCAAGCCCGACATGGACGCTCCACGCCGCTCTCTCATGGGCACACCAGCCCATATAAACGCCCCACCGTTCGTGCCAAAATGCTACAACAAGGACATTCCCGCGGTTCGAAGGCAACCTGTCCTCCACGCTGATCCACGCCGTATCCCGCAGCACCTTTGCCGCCACGGCGCAGGCCTCCATGGTGGCCGCCAGCAGGAGCTTGCCGTCGCGGGCATAGGGGGCAAGGGATTCCCGGCTGGTCTCCGGGTCCAGGATGCGGGCGGCTTGTTCGTTTGTCATATTGGGTCCTCCTTCAATCTTCAAATGGGATGACGTCCCGATCAGAGAGGAGATCATACTGGGCGTCCTCCAGACGGAACATGGCGTCAATTTCGGTAATCGTAAAATTCCGATCAAACCGCTCCGTCGTCTTGTTGGGTGCCTTTTGGAGCTCCAGCAGCCGCCTCCACAGGTCCGGATGGTGATCGTACAGATGTCGGCGCTCCCGCCACTTGGAGTTTGGGCAGAACCAGCACCCATTTCGACTGGTGAACTGATAGCAAGGGGAAAGCAGGCCAGCCCGGCGACAGATCCGGCGGGCGTCCGCCTGGGTCTTCCCGAACTTTTCCAGCAGAGAGACCCCGCCATAGCCCAGCATGGTCAGGAGCCGCGCTTCCTCGTCTGCTGCGATGCCGGACAGCTTTACGATCTCCTGTCCCGCCCATTGGGTGCGCTCAAATCGTTCCATCGGGCGTACTTTACAGTCTCGCTGTATCCAGCATCTGCCGCAGAGCGGCCATGCCCAAATTTTTCCCTGGTTTTCCGGTGCGCCCCTGGGGACAACCTTGGTGAAAAAGCAGTCTAAAAACGTCTTTTTCCCTCGCACAACATGGACCTTGATGCCCCGGCCTTCAAAAAACGGGATCGCCGTACCATGTACAAAGTCATAATGCTCCGGGATCTCACCGCTGGTCGTCCGGTCGAACATGACCTCGCAGTATACGATCTCGTCCGGCGGCTCCCCGTGCTCCATACCCAGCAGGACGTTGGCGGTACTGTCTGCCCCGAAGGAACAGTAGGCGACCCGCTTAGCGCCGCTGGTCATGGGTCTCCGCCTCCTCGATGGTGATCTCGGCGCGGGGGGCGGCGGTGGTGCAGGCTTTGGTGATGCGCAGGGCGGACACGGCGCTGTCGTCCGGGTAGGCATAGCCGTTCAGGGCGTCCAGAATGGCCTTTGCCACGTTATCCGCATCGGGGCGGCGGATATGGGCCATCCCCTCCATGGCTGCCGCCTTTTTCCTGCCGGCGCTTTTGGGGATGGGGAACCAGGCCGTGACAGTGGCTTTCAGGGGAACGCCCGCCGGGAAGGTCTCTCCGCTCTGGGTCTTCCAGCACAGGCGGACCTTCTCCTCAAAGGCGGCTGTTTTTTCCGGGGTGTAAGCGTGGCCGCCCCGGGTGAAGCGGGGGCGGCCCTTCCCGACGGGGACGCCGGGGACGGTGAATTGGATTCTCATATAAAACTCCTCATGTAAAAGGATGCTCGGCGTCTTTGCCGGTGAGTTCGGTGAAGGTCTGCTGGAGGGGGGTGGTGTCTTCCCAGCCGGATTTCCAGTTGACGTTGCCCTGGTAGTAGCGCCGGGAGCGGGGGTCAAATTTCAAGTGGATGATCCCGGTGGCGCCGAAGGTCCGGTTTGCCTGGACCTCCAGGGCGGCGTCGAAGGGGGATTCGTCATCGTCGATCCGGGAGACGGCAAAGGTGTTGTCCGCCCGGTTGGTGATATCCGCGGAGCCGGAGACGTCGTCGCTGTCTCCCCTTCCGCCCTTTGGCGTCCCGCCCTTTCTCCGGTGGGCCACCAGGTGGACGTGGGCCCCGGTCTCATGGGCGAAGTCCACCAGACGCCCGACAAAGGCGGATTGGGCGCTGTACTTGTCCTCGCCGGGCAGGGCCACGGTCATCAGGTTATCCAGGACGAAGCAGCCGCACCCGAACCGCTTTTTCGCGTACCGCATCAGCCCCAGCAGGGTATCCGGATCGTGGGCCCCCTGGGCGGTGTTGTCCACCAGGAACAATCGGTCCTTCCACCACAGGTCGATCTGACGGGCGATCTCCGGACGCACGTCCCACACGGTCTTTCCCGTGTCCGTCACGCTCTCTTCCAGGGCGTCCGGTCCGGCTGCCATGGAGAGGAGCCACTGCTTATACCGCCAGGCCGGAAGCTCGCCGGAGTAAACGAAGGCCCGGCGGCCCTCCCGGATGGCTGCCAGGATGGGAAGGCCCACCATGGTGGACTTGCCCTCCTTGCGCTTGCCGGTCCAGACGGATACTTCCCCGTCATAGAGTCCGCCGATCAGCTGGTCCAGGGCCGGGATGCCGGATCTTGCGTGGGGGATGGCCTTGGCGTCCACCTGCTCCACACCGGAGATCTCCAAAAGCCCGTAGGGCGGCAGCTCGTCGGCGTCCCGCCAGAGCTCTTCCAGGGCCTCCATGCCGTGCCGGTCCCGGAGCTCCGCCAGGGTGGCGCAGCCCCGGTAGACGCTCTGAGCTGTGACGCAGACCTCCACAGAGGGGACCTCCCGCCGCAGCGTCTCCGCCAGGGCTGTCCGCCTGGCGCTGTCCGCCCCCACCACCAGGACGAAGGGGAAGGCCTCCAGGAACGCCCTGGCCCCGGACAGGGCCCCGGGGCGGAGCCCCAGAGGCAGGGCCGCGGCGTTGATCCCCACCACCGCCGCGTCCTCCAGGTCCGTGCAGAGCCACAGGCCGTCCGGCGAGGATGGGTCCATGAACCGGGGCTCATAGACCAGACAGGCGGATGCGTCGGGGAGCGGTGCTTGCATCAATACCACCCCCTCCCTTAGAACGGCAGCTCGCCGTCCTCCTCGTCGATCTGGGCAAAGCCGGACTGCTCCATGCGGCTCTCCAGGGCCGCCCGGTTGGCGGCCTGGGCGGCGGGGGCTGGGGCCGCGCCGGAGGTGAGCAGGAAGTCCAGCAGCATGTCCGTGTACTGCTTGCCGTTATATTCCCGGGTATCCACCATGCCGCAGGCCAGGACCCGGTCTCCCTTGCGGAGGTTGGAGACCAGACCCGTCAGGTTCTCGGAGAAGGTTTTCAGGGCCATAAAGACGGCGGTGCCGTCCTTGCGGTTGAAGGCCCGGACGGAGGCGGTGGCGTAGGTCTTGCCGTTTTGGGTGGTGCGCAGCTCCCCATCCTGGGAGACAGGGCCGGCGAAGAGGCCGGTGTCCCGGGCCTCTCCATTCCGGTTGTAGTCGGTGATCCCTTTGATGTACATGGCTCAGGCCTCCTTCTTGTCCAGGTCCTCCAGCAGGGCGTCGAAGGCGCCGGAGGGGATCTCCTTGGCGCTTTGATAGCCATGCTGCGCCAGAAACGCCCTGGCCTCGGACTTGGTGAGGCCCCGGCGGCCTGCGGCGGCATAGAAAAAGGTGATCTGCCGGGATGTGATGGGGGCGCTGGGATCGGCGTTCCCGAAGTAGACGCCGGCATCCTCCACGTCGCCCTCGATGTCCTGGGTGAAGCAGTCGGACATGCAGCCAAGGGACAATGCCGCAGAGACCAGGGCCCGCTTTTGGGCCATTTTCAGGGCGGAGTTTGCCCCGTCATAACAGGACTGGGAGCCGGTGCGGCCCTCCCGGGTGTTGCCGCTTCCATAGCTGGAGGTCATCACGTATCGCTCGCCATTTACAATCTTTACAAGGTCACAGCGGACAAGAAAATAGAAAAAACCGTTTTCCGGGTCTTCAATCTTGCTCTCCAGTTCATAGTTCTGGCACAGACCATAGGCCACCGCCACCTTCTCGGCGCCGGACTTAAACAGGGCCGGGTGCTTGGTCATGGGGTCCCCGTTCTTCTTGCGGATCATGCCGAAGTCCACGCCCCGCTTCAAGGTGGTGGGGGCGCAGCCGAACACGGAGATCTGGTAGTCCTGGGAGCGAGGGACCCGCTCCACGGTCAGGGCTGTCTGCTCATAGGAATAAGGGATCAATTCTTGCATGATTTCCTCCTGATTGCGTCGTTGATGAAGATGCAGGCGTTCAGCAGCTCGTCATCCTGCCGGACCTCCCGCAGGTGATAGGTGCCGTCTTTGGAGAGCTGGAGGGCGTACAGATGCTCCGGCCAGAAGCCCCGCTCCAGGCTCAAAAGCCGCCGATAGCCGGTGAGCTGGGCCCTGAGAGATGCGTCCTGGAGCTGGATGCCGGTCTTGATATCCAGGATGCAGGTGCGCCCGTCATAGAGCGTGCCGAACCGGTCCAGGGTGCCGGCCAGGCCCAGGATCAGGCTGCCCATGGAGCACTCCACCCCCTCCCAGTCCGGCCGGTAGTCCTTCAGAAAGCGGCGGTAGGCGGCGAGGTAGCCGGCGATCTCCGGAGTCTCCTCCGGCTCCTCGCCATAATCCAGCATGGCGCAGGCCTCGTGGACCCGGGAGCCCCGGGCGGCGGCTGCCCTGGCAAGCCACGGCTTGTCCGATTTCAGGTCATAGCCCAGAAAGCGGCAGACGGTGGTGACGCTGGGGAGCTCCACGCCGTCCACGGTGTAGGTGTGGCTGGCTTCGTCAAAGTGGATCATTTCCATGTTCTCCTGTTGGTGATGGTGTCGCCGTCCAGCCAGTCGTCCAGCTGGTCCTCTTCCTCGGCGGTGAGGGTATCGGCGAAGGCGGTGAAGCGGCGGAGCAGGTCCCCCCGGCAGGCGCGGCACAGCCGCCCCCGGTCCGGCATCCACTCCCCGCAGCGGGGGCAGAGGACCGCCCGCTCAAAATAGGGGGAGGCGCAGATGGGACAGGACTCCTCGGTATCCGGCCTGAGAAAGCCGTCCTGCCACTCACAGTCGGTGTGGGTACGGGGGTGGTCAAAGGCGGTGTTGCAGATGGGGCAGAGATACATGGTTCACACCTCCTCTTCCCGGGCAAAGGCGGTCTCCGGCGGCAGGCCGATAGCGGCGGAGATCGTCTCCTTGCGCTTTTGGGAGACCTCGTGCTTGCCGGAGAGGGTGTAGTACATGGCCCCCTGTGTCATGCCCAGGGCGGCGGCAAAGGCGCTGACCGAGCCGCCGTATTGGTCCGTGATGATCCGGCGGATGACGGGATAGACGCAGTTGACCAGCCGGGGCCGGGTCATCACGCAGCCCAGCAGGTCCTGGTGGACGGTGGTGGAGGAGTAGCCCACAGCCTGGGCGATCTGGCTCCAGCTGCAGCCGTCCAGCCGCATTGCAAAGGCCCTCAATCGCTCCTGCTTGGTCATGGGGCCACCTCCTGGGGGCACCAGTAGACGTCCGCCACTCTCACGCCCAGGTCCAGGGCCTCCTGGTGGCTGCCCACACAAAGGTCGATATGGTTCCCGCCCACGCCGGAGCCGGTGTCATCCGCCCGGTAATAGTGGAGCTCCCCGTCTCCGTAGTCCACCAGCACGTCGGACCCCAGGGGGATCACATCCGGGTCCACGCCCACGCTGACGCCGGGGGCGGCCCGCCTGCCGCTGGCGGTGATGCCATAGGCCGGGTGCTCCGGGGACTTGCCGCAGCACGTTTCGCAGATGCAGTAATGGGTGATGGTGGCGTCCTCAATCTTGGTGGCGCTTGCCAGTAACGCGGCTTCGATCCGCTCATTCTCCGCCTCCTCCCGAGGCTCCGGCTTGGAATGGACGGCGGGGGGCGGCGCGGCGGCCTGGGTGGCAGGGGCCCAGGTCAGCAGGACCACGGTGACAAAGAATCCTGTGAAAAAGGACGATGCCAGGATCAGCGCCGCCCGGCGGCGGGCCTGCCGCCGGGCCCGCTCCTGGCGGGTCAGCTTCCGTTTCAGGCTCCGGCCCAGGGTCTCGGCCCGCTCCCGGGCCAGACATTCTTCAAGCTCTCTCATACTTCGCTCCTTCCACGATCCGAAATGACTCCCGATACCCGGCGGCGAACCGGGCCACATAGAAGCCGTGAGGCTCGTTGACAAATTCCACTTTGCAGGGGATGGGGCCGGGCAGGGTGTCGATCCCGAAGTGGGGCTTTTTCCCCAGGCAGTCCCCCGGCCTGGGGGCGCGGATGGCGGCGCCGGTACAAAGTCTCATGGCCTCCCCCCTCCCCCACACATGCAGCGGGCCAGGGTGGCGGCGCTGATGTATCGCCCGGTGAAGGGAAAGAGCTTGTGGAGGGTCTGGTAGTGGCGGATGCCGGTGATCTCCCGGACGTCTCCGATGGTAAGCATCTGGCGGCCCTGAGTGGCGGCCAGGATCTGCTCCAAGTTGTCGCGGTAGGCTGGGTGTTCCATCGTGTTCATTCTCCTTTGCTTTGGGATGGTCGTGGTTGCTTGGTTGGAAGCCAGGTAAGGTGCGGGCAGGGCCTTCCCCGCCGGCGCATCAGGCAGTGCTTTTTGCGGATGTAGAAGTAGTTCATGCCCCGGTCGTGATAGCCGCACCAGGCCGCCGCATTGGCCGGGGCCCAGCCGGGGCGGTAGGGGGGCTTTTTCCTGGGCATGGGGTCACCTCCTTGCGGCTGCGTGAGGAATGGTGTAGAATGGTGTTAAAATCTGGATGGGGGTGTTTGGGATGAAGCGGGCTGCTGCGCTGGTCCTCTGCGTCCTTCTATGTACGGTCAGCGTGTATGCCCATCCTGGCGGGCTGGACGGAAACGGGGGCCACTATGACCGATCCACCGGGGAGTACCATTACCACCACGGCTATCCGGCGCATCAGCATGTGGACGGCCAGTGTCCCTATGCCTTTGATGACCGGACCGGACAGATGTCCGGCGGCTCGGGCACAGCCCAGCGAACGCCGGGCAACAACCGGTATGTCCCCAAGGAGAAGCCGAAGGAGACGATCTCGTGGGAGGACATAGGGGCTTGTCTGATCCTGGCGCTTTGCGGTGTGGGATTTCTTGTGGTCGTGTTCGAGCCCAACCGGCGGCGGGGACGGAAGCCGTCTGCGCCCGCGTCGGCACCAGTGTCCAGGCAGGACCCGCTTGCTGAGAAATACCGGGCCCTTTATACGGGAAAGAGCATCCGGGATCTGGCTGGGGTGCCGGGGTGGGCCTGCTTCGATGACCGGAATCTGCCCCATACCCTGATTTGCCAGGGGGAGGAAGATCCATTTGAGGTCTTCGTCACAGACAGCGGAAGCGCCTACCATCGGCGGGCGTGCAAGTTTGCCCAGGGTGGGCATCCGGTGAACCTCTGTGCTACGGTGAGCATGGGCCGATGTGCCTGCAAGGCCTGTGAGCCGATGGGGGAGGTCCCGGAATTTGTGGTGCAGTACCGAAACCTGCGGAAGATCCAGCGGAAATACCGCATCGACATGAGGCCGTGAGGGCTTGTCCGGTTGCTTGATGAAGATCGCCGTCCTGGTTAGTGCCGGGGCGGCTTTTTTCAGTTTCCGCTGTTGCGGTCCAGGGATTTCAGCCCGTATTCCGCCAGCATGCGGACCAGCTCGGAATACGAACAGCGGGTAAAGCGGTCGTCCTTGCGCAGGGCAAAGATCCGCTCCGCCAGCTCCGGCGGGAAAGAGACAGAGGTGCGTTTCATGTTGGTCATGGTGAGACTCCTTTCTGGTGATTCACTGTGGATTTCTTTTTGGTTCACTACGAGCGTATCAGAACTGGTGAATCATTTCAACTGGCGAAATCCACAAAAGTGAATCACTTATTTCTGCATCAATATCACGCACGGCACTTTACAAAGTGAATCACTTGTGATAATATGTACAGCAGAAAGGGGGGCCGTTTATGGCAACAGAGAAGCCACGGTTTTCTGTTACGTTTACAGATAAATCCTTTGAACAGATCCAGCGGTTCAAGGAGGACAACAATATCAGCACACAGAGCAAGGCGGTCGCGCAGCTGGTGGCCCTGGCGCTGGACCAGATGGAGGCGGCGGGAGAAATAAAAACCGCCCCGCTGTATTCCAGCGAGGCGATGCGGATGGCGAAGGACTATGACGCCCTGGATCATTGGGGCAAGACAGCGGTCCGGGAGCTGGCCGACACGGAGCTTGCCCGGATGGAGGACGAGAGCCGGTTTTTGGAGGAGTCCAACATGGAAGAGGCGCCCAAGGTCATCAACCTGTTTGATAACCCCTCTGCCGCCGGCCCGGCCCTGGGCATGACGGGGCAGGGCTGCCAGCCCTATGAGCTGGGACCGGAGGACCCGCCGGGGGCCTCCTACGCCATCCGGGTCCAGGGGGATTCCATGGAGCCCTACTTTCCGGATGGGTCCATTGCCTTCGTCAACCATGACCAGATGCGGGATGGAGACATCGGGATCTTCTGCGTGGATGGGGCCACCGTCATCAAGCAGTGGCACTATGACCCGGTTTTGGGGATCACCTATCTGTTCAGCCTGAACCGGAAGCGGGCGGACGCGGATCTGATCCTGACCGCGGGAAGCGGGCGGTCCCTGGTCTGGCAGGGCCGGGTGCTCACCAAGCGGCGCTTCCCGGTGCCGGGGCGGTGAGCCTCGCGCGCGTAGGCTGTGCCGGAGAAACCGACCATGCCGCAGGCGCGGCAGAATATAAAAATGCCGCCAGGGGGTGCAGCCCCTGACGGCGTTGGATTCCACCCAAGCAACCACGACGAAGCCAAGGAGGAACTTGATCTATTTTAGCACACTCCTCCTTTGCTTGCAATCAAAAAGGAGGATTTTTATGGCGAAGTCCAAGTATTACAGGAGGCCCGACGGGCTTTTTGAGAGCATCCGTACCATCAACGGAAAGCGGGTGGCCTTTCGGGGGAAGACATGCAGGGAGGTGGATCGGAAGATTTTGGAGTACCGCCAGGAGGCGGATCTGGGTTGGACATTTTCCAACTGTGCGGAGCTGTGGTATGCAGCCAAGGAGCAGGAGGTCAAGCACGCGACTTACCGCAGCTATGGCAACACGCTGCGCCGGCTGGTGAAGCGGTTCGGGCCGGAGCGGATCACGGAGATCACGCCGGACGAGCTCAACGCCTACATCCGGGGCTTTGAGAAGCAGGGATACCGGCGGGACACGGTGCAGCTGGAGATCTCCATCTTGCGGATGGTGTTTGATTATGGCATCAACCACCGGACGGAGAGCGGGCTGGCGATGAATCCGGCGGCGGCTCTTCGAAAGTCCAAGGGGCTGCCCTATCGCAAACGGGCCGCCCTGACCGAGGAGCAGGAGCGTCTGGTACAGCAGGCAGCGGCCAACCGGACCGGAGACTGGTGGCTGCTGGGCTATTTCCTCATGTACTCCGGCTGCCGCCGGGGGGAGGCGCTGGCGCTCTCATACAGCGATATTGACCGCAAGCGGGGCGTGATCGTGATCAACAAAAAGCTCAACTATGACGCGGTGAATGCGCCTATTCTGGAGGGCTTCACGAAATCGGAAAACGGAATGCGGGAGATCCCCCTGCTCAAACCCCTGGCCAATGCGCTGCCCCGGAATCGGGTGGGGCTGCTGTTTCCGTCCCCAGTCACTGGAGACTTTCTGACCCGATATGAGCTGGCCAAGGCCTGGAAACAATATTGCATGGATACGGGCCTGACGGAGCAGGGACCGGGAGGGAAACTCGTGTTTCCCGTGTCGCCCCACTGTTTCCGCCACTCCTTTGCCACGATCTGCTACGAGTCCGGGATTGACGCCCGGTCCGCTGCCGCTTTCCTCGGGGACAGCGTGACGGTGATGGAGCGGGTCTATGTGGAGCTGCGGCGGAGCCACGCGCTGAACGCTGCATCTGCGCTGAATCAGTTTGTCCAGGGCCGGGAGCTTGCCGCCAAGTGACGGCGACGGGGCCGTTTGTGTGTTACTGGATTTTAGGGGGTACGGCGGTCGTGGTTACTGTGTTCGTACTGTGTATTTTTTGGTGAAAGACCATGATTTTACGTGACGGAATGTGAACGGCGGAAAGATGGGCCGGGGGCCTGAAAAACGGCACGTTTCGTCATAGAAAGTCATGGACAGGCCGCAGGAGATGTGGTATCATAATTTAACGGAATTGTAACACTTAGATTAGGAATTGCAAGCGGTTGAGTGTGCTAGTATGTTCGCGCTGTGAACATGATAGAAGACCGGTCCCTTTGAGAGGGGCCGGTCTTTTCTTCTTATCGCTCCCAGCTGCGGCGCTGGATGTCCTGCACGGTCTCAATCCCGGGGCGCTGCTTCTTCAGCTCCTCGAACCGGGCCAGGGCTTTCCGGCGCTCCTTGCCGGGGTAGTGCTCGTTCAGCTCTTTGACGGTGGTGCCGTCCTCGTAGGTCCGCACGATCCGAACGTAGTAGTCTACCTCCTGATTCCTCCAATGGGGGTCCCGCTCGATCTCCAGCCGCTCCTGGTATGGCGCCGTTGCCAGCTGCGCATATCGGGCCGCCAGGTCCTGCCGGTACTCTTGCAGAGCTTGGATCATTGCGGAACACTCCTCGATGATCCGGGCGGCGCTCTCGTCATAGTGCTGGATCTTATCCGCCGTCAGCTTCTCAGGCCGCAGCAGATACCCGCTGATCCGGATATCTGCCTCGGCGCTGGGGCCGCCATAGCGGCGGAACAGGTGGTCATAGCTCATGGGGTGACCTCCTCACGCGATGCCTTCATAGTCAACGCTATATGCGCTGCTGCTGCGGAAGGCGAGATAAGCGGCGGTTTGCGCTTCGCTGAAATTCCATCTGACCAAATCGCCGGTGATCCTGTGGCCAGTGCAGACGTGATGGCGGCCCGCCTGCTGCCATACAATGCAGCTATGGCGCTTCCCGTCTGCATGAAGCGGGCGAATATGACCCCGGTTTCCGGGTCACGGATAAAAGCATAGATTTTCATGGCGGCTCCTTTCCGATCTGGACGCCTCCCGGTCAGGCCGGGAGTGCGTCGGAGCCAGCGCCGCCGCGGGTGAAGGTGGTGGAGCCGTACTTGCTGCGGATCTGGGCCATGGTCTTGGTGCCCTTGTGCCACTTGGCGCCCTCTTCTGCAAAATGCCAACTCCACAGCTTCTTGCTGGAGGACCAGCGGCAGCCCGCCGCTTTCAGGGCCTCCTTGTGGGTCTTGGTGTTGCCGCCGATCCACAGCCACCGGCCGCAGAGCTCGATTTCCAGCCCGTCCAGCTTCAACAGCGCGTTGATGATGGCGATGAAGTCGCCGGCACTCTCCGTGGTGGCCCGGGTCTTGCCCGTGGTATCCTCGGCGGCCTGCTCGTTCTGAGACCGTTTCAGGACCTCGAAGCGGGCTTCATACTCGGCGTTGATCGCCTGCATGGCGGCCGTGTCGCCGCCCATGTCCGGATGGTACTTCATCGCGGCGGCCTTGTAGGCCTTCTTCAGCTCGTCCAGGGTCTTGCAGTTCACAAAGTATTTCGTCATGGTGGGTTCCTCCTGTATGTCAATTTGTCGTGGTTGCTTGGGATGGCTCAATCATAACTGACTATGCATGCATTGTCAATCAGGGTTTTGAAGGTTTGGAGATTGTCACAAGCTGATGCCCTGTCTGTTGTGCGATTTGACTATGCTTGCATTGTCGGCCCCTATATGGTATAATACAGCATCAAACCAGAGCAAGGAGGTGAGCAGATGGGAGACCGGACGGAACGCAACCGCAGAACGGCCCCGGCCCGCAACCTGTACAACGCACGGACCTATGACAGCATCACGTTCCGGCTGCGGCAGGATGGCTCCGACGGTGTGACCAGAGAGCAGATCGCAGCAGCCGCCCAGGCCGCAGGCCAGAGCGTCAACGCCTGGATCATTGAGGCCATCCGGGACAAGCTGTGATCCCCCTCCTGATGCCCCCTTGATGGTCCCCTTCCCCCCAGACCCCCT